TTCAGGCAGTCATTGTACTAGTCCCGACATATATCACCGCATATCTTACTGATAAGATGGTATATGTTATTCCCATGTTGGCTGCATGTTCTTTTATTGCAGCCAGTTTATCCCCCTCTAGATTAGATCGTAGAGTTGAAGAAGATGGATACAAAGAAGATGGAACCAATTGACGTTTATATAATGTATTGTGCTATGAAGGCACATTTTAGTAATACAAACTATGACTTTAATAAGTATGGTGGTAAGACTAAGGTTTCTAGAGATTCTTTCTTCAAACGTAAGGACAGACACTTCTTTGTCAAACTCTCAACAAAATATAAAACTGAAATTGAAATCAGAAACTATTATATCTCCAATTTTATAAAAGATAAAAAAGGTTACATTGCTAATTTTAGTGATTGGAACTATAAGACTTGGTTAAGTAGAAGAGAAGGTTTTTTTGAACAATTTTTAATCGAGCTTCGTCCATTCATAAAAGAATTTGAACCTCTATTTTTAGTTAAGAATTACAATCATCCAAAACTACTAAAAGAGTTTTTAGGTAGCAGAGTATCATTAGAAACTATGATAATATTGGATGAGCTAGTTGAATACGGTAATAAGTGGGATAAACAATTAAAGGACGATATTATATGGATTGATTTAAAAAAGTTGATGAAAAATTACAAAGGGTTCTTGACAATTAACAAGAACAGGTATAGAATAAAACTACTAAAACTTATAGAGGAGTCTAGTTAAATGGACGTTACATTACACTTGGATGGTAATCCCACTATCCGTGAAGAAGGTTTTTTTGAATCTAAAGTCAGCAATCTTAATGATAGGATTAAAGCTTTAGAATTTGATAACGCCGAGTTGAGTAAATCTAATGAGGAGCTTCGTGAAAGAGTTACGAAAATTGCTACTCGTTTTCCTAATCAAAGAGGATATCAACCAAAAAGGAATGATCGCTTTAAGCGAGACTAAATGGTAAGCCGGCGTAGCTCAGTTGGTAGAGCATCTGATTTGTAATCAGAGGGTCATGGGTTCAAATCCTGTCGCCGGCACCATTATAAGGAGAGAAAATGAAAGTTAAATTTATAGATAAAATGGGAAGTGATCTTTCTGTAGTTAATGCTGCAAGAGTATCATTTTCAAAAACATCTGAATGGGAATCTATTCCAGAAGCAGGGCCGATGGAAGGTTTGTTGTCTAGTCAAGATGAAAAGTTAATCAACTATCTTGCAAAACATAATCATTGGAGTCCTTTTGGTCATGCATCTATGCAATTCCATGTTAAAGCTCCAATATTTGTTGCAAGACAATTAGTCAAACATCAAGTTGGTTTAGTGTGGAATGAAGTCTCTCGTAGGTACGTAGATCATGAAGTAGAATTTCATATGCCAGATGCATGGCGTGGTCGTGCAGATGATAAAAAGCAGGGATCGTCAGATGAAGAAATCGATATCAATCCTAGAGGTTCTATGGTAGATGATTATGAACAGGTTTGTAAGAAAGCAAAGTGGACTTACGAACATCTTCTAAGTCAAGGTGTGTGTCCAGAACAAGCTCGCATGGTACTACCACAATCAATGATGACTGAATGGTACTGGAGTGGAACTCTAATGGCATTTGCTCGTGTGTGTAATCTACGATGCAAACCAGATACTCAACTGGAAACACAAATGGTTGCAAATCAAATAGATGCAATAGGAGAGAAAATGTTTCCTTATTCTTGGGCAGCTTTAACGAAATGAATAATATGGATGATATGGATAGAATGCTTGTACTAATTGACGAAATTGGTATGATGAAGAATCGGTATGAAGAGAACGCCGGTATGGGTAATCTCAACACAGCTATTAGTGTGTTAGAACGCCGAGTTGAAGAGTTGCAGAAGAATATAAGAATTTCTACTGCGGCTTCTAGTAACAGCAAAATACCAAGTCGGTATTAATCATATGAACAAGGTTATTGTTTTTGGTAATGGTGAATCAAGGTCATGGTATAAGCCTTGCCACCAACAAATAATGTCAGATGATGTTACCACTTGGGGTTGCAATGCAATATATCGTGATGGTGATGTTGACAATCTTGTCGCAATAGACTATGGTATGCAACAGGAAATTTATAATTCTGAATACCAAGATAGTCATACTTGTTGGTTTTCAGATTGGTCTATAATACCATCAGAAATAGCAGAGATGACACTTATGGGATTTGAAGGCCCTGCATTTATTCATCGTAGTAAAAATAAAACTAGCAATTGTGTAGTGCAAGGAAAAGATCCAGCGTTCATACAAGAGAAAATTGATTCATTAAAAAAAATAAATGCAAATTTAGATATTGATGATATAGAAAAGAAGTTGACAAAAGATATCGGCATTTGGATAACCTATGTTGGAGATAATGATCCTATTAATAACATAGATTTTCCTAGAGGTTGGGCCGCAGGCACTACTGCATTATATCTTGCTTGTCAACAGGGAGCAAAAGAGATTTATATGTTAGGGTTTGATTTGTCTTCACAAAATGAATTATTAAACAACATATATAAAGGAACAAGTTACTATTTACCAGCAGATGCAAAGGGATTTAATCCACAGAATTGGATAAATCAGTTGTTGGCTGTTTTTAGAGAGTTTAAAGATACTCAATTCTATTGGGTAGACCCGAAACACAATATTGGAAGTTCTACTGAAAATATTGACATAAGGTACTTGACAAAGACAGAACTTTGTGATAGACTACAAATAATATAAATTTACATATATTAACATACGATAAAACAGGAGAATACATATGTCGTTACAAGCACTAAAAAAGTCCAACTCATTGGACAAACTGCTCGGTGCAGTTCAAACCGAAAATGCCCCTCAAGAAAAGAAGTCTTATGCAGATGAACGTCTGTGGAAGCCAGTGGTAGATAAATCAGGTAATGGTTATGCCATTATTCGTTTTCTTCCTGCTGTTGAAGGTGAAGACCTTCCTTGGGCGAAAGTCTGGAACCATGCGTTTCAAGGCCCTACTGGTCAATGGTATATTGAGAACTCTCTCACTACCATAGGTCAAAATGACCCTGTATCAGAGATGAACTCTGCATACTGGAACTCTGGTGTAGAATCCGATAAGGAGATTGCACGTAAACAGAAACGTAAGTTGCAGTACTTTGCAAATATTCTGGTTGTCCAAGACAAAGCAAATCCTCAAAACGAAGGTAAAGTAATGCTCTATCGTTTTGGTAAGAAAATCTTTGATAAGTGTATGGAAGCTATGCAACCAGCATTTGAAGATGAAACTCCAGTAAATCCATTTGATTTCTGGGAAGGTGCAGAATTCAAATTGAAGATTCGTAAGGTAGATGGTTATTGGAACTATGATAAATCAGAGTTTGGTACTCCGGCTCCATTGTTTGATAATGATGATGAGATTGAAGCAGTATGGAAAAAGCAATATCCTCTTGCAGAGTTCTCGGCTGAAACAAACTTCAAGTCTTATGATGAGTTGAAGACTCGTTTGGGTACTGTTCTTGCAGGAACTACTACTGTTGGTAACGTAACAGCTTTGATGGAAGACGAACCACAAAAAGCACCTACGGTAGATACGAAGGAAGCACCTGCTCCAACACCTACCGTAACCAAAGATGATGAAGACGATACTATGTCTTATTTTGAAAAACTTGCAGAGGAAGGTTAATATATTATGTTTACTATTATGGTAACTCTAATCGTTGCATTAATCTCACCAGTTGTTTTAGCTGGTGAGAGAACTGTGACTGTTCCTATACCTAAGTCCATCACACTTGTTTGTTCTGATGACGTAGAGAAAGGGACTGTTGTTCTTACTAACCCCCCTAAGTTTAGTTGTGCTGATTATGATACTATGAAGTCTGTTATTGGTCTGGGAATTACTATTGGGCCTGATACTAAGGTTCAAGAAATCTCTAGAGCGATTAAAAGTATTAATCGTACAAAGAAGCGTAAGTCTCGTATTGCATCTGTAACTCATAAGGGTAATACCTCTACCTATAAGATGAATAGTGGAAACACTGTGAAGTGGACGGAGCCTGTACCAGTTGTATCTGCTCCAACAACTCCAATCAAACGGCGTCCACATGGTTATGGTGGGTTTGAAAA